GCCCTGCAGTACCACGAGGTGCGCATCAACGTAGAGTTCGAGCAGTGGATCAACTGCTGCTACTACGAGCTGTTCAGTGGTCAGTCTGCCCCCGCCACCTCCATCCAGTCCCTGACGGCTGCGTCTCTGTACATTGACTACGTGTACCTGGACACGGAGGAGCGCCGCCGCTTTGCCCAGCAGACCCACGAGTACCTGATCGAGCAGCTGCAGTTCACGGGTGCCGAGAGCATCACGTCCTCCAGCAACAAGATCCAGCTGAACTTCAACCACCCCGTGAAGGAGCTGGTGTGGGTGGTACAGCGTGATTCCTTCGTAGACTGCACTCCTAACCAGGGTTTCATCCAGGAGGTGAATGGTTGCCAGCCTTTCAACTACTCCGATGACTTCACCACGGAGGGTATCGTGATGGACGTGCTGGCCCGTGGTTCTCTGGGCGGTGGTGCTTCCACCCAGGCTGTGCCCACGACCGCCAACGATGGTCCTTCTGGTCCTTACCTGCCCGGTATCGGTATCGCCGTGGGTCCTTCTCTGGGCGGTGCCTCTTGGCTGGAGACCACTTCCGGTGTGGGCGATGCCGAGGAGGTGTTCGCTGCCACGACCAACTACCTGCTGGCCAAGGTGGTACTGGACTCTGGCGTCAAGTGCTCCGGCAAGAACCCCGTGGAGGTTGCCAAGCTGCAGCTGAACGGTCAGGACCGCTTCACGGAGCGCGAGGGTCGCTACTTCGACCGCGTGCAGCCCTACCAGCACCACACTCGTACGCCTTCTGTGGGTATCAACGTGTATTCCTTCGCGCTGAAGCCCGAGGAGCACCAGCCCAGCGGTACTTGCAACTTCTCCCGTATCGNNACAAGGCGACCCTGCAGCTGACTGTGTCCGTGAACACGGTGCGCTCTGGTCGTACTGCCCAGGTGCGCGTGTATGCCGTGAACTACAACGTGCTGCGCGTGATGTCCGGTATGGGTGGTCTGGCGTACTCCAACTAAGCGTGAGACTTGGTTCTTGGTAGTGGTCATAAACGAGTGACTGCGTAGATAAATTATAAAACAAAAAAGGGGAAACCCAAAAAAATCAGGACATGTATATGTCCTGATTTTTTCTTCTTATATTCTCGATACGATAGACTTGAAGATTGGTTGTGGAAATTTCAATCGAAGTATGTCATCGAGTGACGCATATGTGAGACCATTTGTCCAAGGATTTACTCTAGATTCGAATATATCTCCGCATAGCGCGATTTCAGGATCGATCAACCCGTGTTTGATAGAGAGATATGCGACGATACGTTCCATCGCCTCGAAATCATATTTCGTTTGAACATTGGGTAGAATGTCGAGTAGTTGGGTTTTTTCTATACAAGAATGCCTTATAAGGAAACTACAACCAAAACAACCGTATGAGAGAGTTGACATAAGTCTGTCAACATCTGTAGTTGGAAGTAGTTTTTCATATCCACGCCGATAGTGATTATGAGCAATATCCTTCTTACCAAACCAGTACAAAAACCGAATGTCACCTGTTGGATCCGGTAACTGTCTCGTTATACACATGCTGTCGTGTAGAATATACGCATAGTCTGCGTAACGGTGTTTGTAGAACAAATAGAGCGCTCCAAATGTAGAATAGTATGGGTTTTCTTCTATTCTTATGTTTTTGCCACTCGGAAGATCACATACCGTATCGGGAGACTTTGCGATGATAATTGGAGTATCTGGATATATACGTCGAATACTGTCAATACACCGCTTAATGAAAAACTCTTGATTCTGGTTGGTTATTTTTACGGTTACTATAAAACAGAATGATGCCATTATATGACTTGTTTACTTAGAATCGTTTGTGTGAAACGCGATATATTTGCCATGCGCAAACTCAATATCATTTTCGGTCCACATTGGATACTCTTTCGCAAAAATAGAACGTTTGCTTAGAATACATGCGTACGCGATGTCTTCAATGATATATACAAATCCATATATAGGATCGTATCTTGTAATATCCCATTGAATATCATCGAGTTCTTGAAGGATATACTCACAACTCTGTTTTGAAAAATAGGTCATAACACCAGAGGCACCCTGAATCCAAGGAATATCATACATACGCATCACACTATCGTACGGAGGAAGACCTTGTAGAGAATCTTCAAACTCTTGTTTACGATTCCTATAGTAGTCTACCATGTAATTGTCGACTCGCTTTGGTCTCATGTGTATGTCTGTTCGAGCATTCCAACACACCCCCATATAGTCGGATTTCTTTTCAGATGTAAGAAACCTCATAAGAGTATCTGTGTTAAACATCAAATCATCACCACATCTCAGTATACCTTCTTCGATTTCAAACTCAGAAAGAACTGCTCGAAATGCGATACCAATCTTTTTTGCTAAATGTAGATAGGAGTCTTCGGACTTTACAGTCAACGTGTCTCCGTCGAATACATAATCTCTATCTAAGAAACGATTGGCAAATACATAGAAAACCTTCCAACCTGCGTATTCAGGTTCTGGCAACCTATACTTCGGTACTCTTGTAAAGCGATGCTTCTCGCAACTAATAATTAGGATCGCGCCCTTCATTTACTCTATAATTGTATTGGTGTTTAAAGGTGTTTCCAGGTTGTAAAATAGCGCTCTGGCGTGTCTTCTCCAGGACGAACGCGTGGTTCTCCTCGTGGGATATTCAGTTGGTATGATATAATTTCCGCACATACTTGATCATGGCGATGACCCCTACACCTTGGGTCTTTACTTTCACTCAGGGTACTGTTGGTCCATGCCCCTTTGAATATCCCGTCTTCACATGATTTCTTCCAGCGTTTGAAAAACTCATCAGTGATTGGATTTGTGAAATCGAACGCCATAAAACACGCATAAATGGACTCTATAGACTCTGCCTCATTTCGAGTAAGTTTGAAGTAGTCCAGACATCTGTCATTTGCCCATTGCGCAGTGTTCCACCCATCATTTTGAAGATATACGCCACGTTCTTGAATTTGGGGAAGAAGCGTGTCTATCGGTTGTGTCAAACGAAGAACACTATCGCACCAGATAATAGTCTTATAACCCCACTTGCGTAGTTTTTCAACGCAATATACTTTGAAGGCATATGGGTTCTCTTGATGTGTTGGACTTTCTATATCTTCAAACGTATTGAAAGTAAAGACAGGTATGGTTGGATTATGATTACGGATTGATTCAACTAAAAGTTTTTGAGGTTCCACATATGTTCCACTTGCGAACGATACGAATGCCACTCCACTTGCGTCGCGCAGTTTACATGCCTCGTCCATATGAATGATGTTCCAATTTGGAAGAGCGACGGGTTCGGTAAACATGCGATGGAAGTCCCTGTAGCAGTACACGTATATGGGTTTCTCGTGGAAACACTTGTATTTCGCATCAAGGAGGTAACATATACCCGCCCATACAGAATCGATTAGGTGAATCTCTTCGGCATGTTGAAGAACCCGAATATAATCAAAGAAGATATCCGACGATTGGTTGAGTTCAATTCTTGGCAGAGTAGAGTTTGGACATACGACCAAATTCAAAAGTGGATTGTTATGAACGCAGATATAGGGTTTTTGTTTGACAACACGATTGTAGACTGTTTCTTCGAGGATAGGATCGCGATATAGAACAAATTTGTCTATTCTATCGGCATACGGAAGGTTATACGCTTCGTAGAAAATACGTTCAAATGTATGCGACATGGATCCGTCTGGACGCCTATACGCATATTTTGCAGCAAACCGCCGATACGCATCGCGCATAGGGTCGCTTGCCGGACGACCTACATCCAACTGACCAATGAGTTCGATATGTGTAATATTATGACGTGCGATATCTACAACTCGAATCCCCATTTCGTTTAGCACACTATGTGGCGCATATACAGGAATCACATTTCGCAGTCCTCGTATATAATACTGAATAAGTCCCCAAGCATCCTGGCGAACAAGAATGTAAAGTTTTGAGTACTTCGCAGAATAGATATTGATCATAGGTAAACAATTTACAATGTCTGTCCATCCTTGATGGAAGAACAATAGAGCATTCATTGTATGGTTTCTATACATTTCTTCACATCAAAATGCCATGGACTATTGAGACCATTATCCAAATACTCAACTTCACACTCATTTACCCAAATAAGACCGTCTGTCCATGTTATACCATTCCCTAACGCAATTTGTAGTTTACCATCTTGTATCGCAGTTACTTCACCTATTTTGTTATTCGTTCGAACTCGTCTATACAGAGGAGATGCGACATATGTGTCTTTGAATTGCGTGAGATTCACGTGATTCATAGTATACAAAAACCGAGCATTAATGGTATCAAACTCTGGACTGTTGATAGACACCACTCTACATGTTGGTGACGCAAATACCAAATTACACATTCCACCTCCAATCGCGCCTACAATATGAGTCGCATTGGCAAAGTATTGGATCTTCTCTGCCATAGATAACGTCTCGCAAAAGACTTCTGCGTATCCTTTGGTTTTGAGTTCTTTCACAAATTCATCCTCCACCATAATCTTACGTCGAGTTGTATAGTTAGTGCCCAAGTTCGAAGTATCTCCGTGAATCCACGACCGCCTAGATACATAGAACTTCTTTGGAGTTTGAATGGGAGTCTTATACGCAGCAGTCTTCATACGCTCGTACAGGTTCCAAATGTCCGGGTGCGGTGGATCGTTTGATCGTCCGTCATGCGTATACGAATTGACCACTATTACGCGTTCGTAGCGAAATCCATAACTCGCATATTCAACAGCGTGCGCAGGAATCCCTAGGAGTTGTAGACAGTCGTAGACAAACGGATATTTCAAAGACTGAGGCGACATAAGAAGTCTCGCGTCTCCTCCTAGTTTCAGAAAGTCAAGTAGAAATGGCAGAGCATCATAGAGAAAGTGGAAGTAGTTCTCCGTATTGTAGACGAAGAAGAAGTAAGTACCACGCTTTGTGTATATCAAATCAGGTATCTTTGGGTCATACTCGTCAAGTTCAGTAGTCGTTTGCGTAGACATTGTCATTTCGTGAACAGGTTGGACCAACTGGTCTCCCGTGTAGAGAAGTACATTTGGATATTCCAATGTATTCCCGGTTAGAATGACATTCTCAAACAACCACTGTTTTCTTTCGCGATTCCCCTTACATACCGCGACTTTCATTTTCATAGGTTTGGCATTCTATTCCTAAATGGTCCAAATTGTGGTTCCCATGACAGGGTTGGGAAAACGGTTCGTAGACGCAGGATACACAGACCCGAAACCACTCATTGATGTAGACGGACATCCCATGATCTACCATGTACTTCGGTTGTTTCCAGGAGAGACCAACGTTCTTGCCATTGTTAATGAGAACCATACGCAGATGCGCGACAGGTTGATTACGATGTGCCCTACAATTGATGTTGTACAGCAACCCTATCGAGGTCTAGGTCCTGTAGATACTCTCCTACAGGCAGCAAAGTACATTGAAGACGATGAGGAAGTGATTGTAAGTTATTGTGATTATGGAACCGTTTGGAACTACGACGATTTTCTACGTGAAGTTCGGACTACGAAAGCAGATGGTGCGATTGTGTGCTATCGCGGATTCCACCCTCATCATCTTGGAAAGGACTGTTATGCCTATGTCCGTGAAACAGACAAATGGGCGCTTGAAGTCCGTGAGAAGACTCCCTTTACCGCAAACAAGATGAATGAATACGCTTCCAATGGTACATATTACTTTAGAAGTGGTCGTCTTCTCAAGCAGTATTGTTGGGCATTGGTAGATTCGGGTCAGACTGTCAATGGTGAATATTACGTGAGCATGGTCTACAACCATATGATTCGTGATGGACTACGCATTCGTGTGACTGAGATTGAAAAGATGCTTCAATGGGGAACACCTGCCGACTTACAGATCTATCAACAATGGCGCGATTGTTTTACTCGTCCTCCTCAACTCGTCTTTCGGACTCCAGGTATTACCGTACTGCCCATGGCAGGACGAGGAAGTCGATTTTCCATGGAGGGATATACAACTCCCAAACCGTTTCTACCGATTCATGGAAGTCCGATGTTTCTAGAAGCGCTTGCCTGTTTGCCAATCACAGATGAGACTCGAATTGTTACATTGAAGGAACACCCGCAGTTACCATCACATTCCGCGATAGAGTATCGTATCCCAGACGTTACAGACGGTCAGGCGACAACGTGTATGGTTGCTCTGCATGATGTTTCCGATTCAACTCCTATTACCATCACTGCCTGTGACAACGGTGCGCTTTACGATGCGAGCAAGTTGAAACATCTGATGGACGATCCGACGATTGACGCGATTGTATGGTCGTTTCACAACAACCCAACGAGCAAGTTATATCCTCACATGTATGCGTGGTTGGACGTGGATGAGAGCATGGTGTTAAAGGATGTTTCTATTAAGAAGGCATTTGCGGATAGACCGAATGTTCATGCCATTATCGGTACGATGTTCTTTCGTCGCGCAGGAGATTTCAAAGCGGGTTACGAATATATCGTCAAACACGACATTCGTACGAACAGAGAGTTCTATGTGGATAACCTACTGAAACCACTTGTGGATATGGGCAAGAAGGTGGTTGTATTCCCGGTTGATCACTACCTTTGTTGGGGAACTCCGAACGACTATAAAACCTACACGTATTGGGAAGATCATTTCAATAATGATCGTGTGCGCGCATAGAATCAACTCTATCGAAGAACTTGATGGCGTACAAAGCAAGTATGGGATTGAGTTTGATGTGCGGGAAGGACCGCACAAAACCGTTGTAGTTACCCATGACCCATGGACTCGTGGTCCTACGTTAGAGGAGTTTTTGAAACACTGTGGTCGTCATGCCTTCTACATTGTGAATATCAAGTGCGAAGGGATTGAACCCGTCGTACTTGAACTCTTGTATCGATATGGAATTCAGAACTTCTTTTTGCTGGATTGCTCATTCCCTATGATTCACAAGTTGACAACCATGGGAGAGAACAGGATTGCGATTCGCGTGTCTGAGTATGAGGGAATCGAAACGGCATATCAAATGCAAGGGCGCGTAGAGTGGATTTGGTTGGATGTGTTTAGTCGTTTGCCGGTGGATATAGAAGAGTGTAGTAATCTTCACCGGTTAGGATATAAACTTTGTTTGGTCTCACCTGAACTTCAGCGTCAACCTCACAAATTGGAGAACTACAAGGATGAACTCATGGGATATATTGACATGGTGTGTACAAAGTTTACGGGGCAATGGACTTCCGAAACTTCTCCGCAGGCCAATGAAGAATCGCAGCAGACTGCATCTCTGTAAGAGCAGTCTTACATTCTTCAACAGATTCGCAATACGACCGTAACACTTCTAAGATCGCAAGGCATTTTTGTTTGGTAGATCCTCGGATCAACAGATACCCATCTTCAACGAGAACAGAGTCGTACAAAAACAGCGCAATATCTGGAGTGAGTTTACGGATGTTGTGTTTAACAAGAATGGGCAAATATACCTGTGTCTCTGCAATGGAAACCTTGTAGATATACTGGTCATGATACTCGTCTTGAAGTCTCCAGAAGAACTTGAGCGGAATATAACCAGGTCTACGAAAGAGTTCATAGGTAGAGTCTGCTAGAGTCACGAGTTCATCGATCGAATCCGATGTAAGAATAACGCCATGATTTCGCAGAAAGACTACATTCTCACCCTTCCATCGCTTGTAAATCTCCTTGCTGAGTTCGAAACCGGGTTTGAAATAGGGGATTGCATCGGGACACGGTCCGCAAAGATAGGGAAGCATCGTAGACGGATGGAGATGAACAACGTACTTCTTCATGAAGGAATGAAAATACACCTCTAGAGAAGGCACGCCAGAACTGAATGTCATCTCTTTTAGGTTTGGTTCTTCTTGTTGCGAGAGAGACTCTTTGATCTTTTCGTGATTGACAATACAGTACCCCTTTTCTTTGGATACATCGGACAGAGCAATTCCAGTGGATTTAATGATGGACAATTCACCTTCTAATTTCACAGAGATGTTCCCTCCACCCGCTTGTACGAGTTCATCCAATTGACCAAACATTCGACAGAGTTTTAGAAAGTCATCCATGCTTGATATACAGAGCGCGCAAGATCGTAAATTGAAGAATTCCATCATATCCGGAGAGTGCTTCTATATGAGGAAGATCCATGCTCCACAGGAATTCATAGATTTGCTTTCGAATGTCAATTGTGGGGTCGTGGAATGTAATCGAGTTTGGAGTATGTTCCCCAGGTAATCCAGCAAACCATTCGCGATGTTTGGATTCCAGAGTTAAACTTGTGCCATGGTACTGAATCACGAGATCGGCGTACTCACGCTGAGGATGTATGTGAGACTCATAATCAGACTTACGCGACAGAATCTTTGCTCGAACCGTTTCAACAGTTTGCCCTCGTTCAGTTGTATCGCGTTGTATTTTCCAATCTGTCTTGAGTTCGTCCGATGTATCTACATAAATCTTAAGATCAGACAGATTGCGCAGTTGTTTGGAGTAGAGAGTGTGGAGTCCGCATAGAAGTATGTTTTCTTTGGATTGAATTTGTTTTGGAGATGTAAATTTCCCCGTACTGTGATCATAATCAACTGCTAGAATCGCATCGCCAATTTTAAGATGAAATGTATCGTCCTCTAGTTTTTCCAGATAATTGGCATCTGGATGTAGATGTGTCAGCGATTTCCATTGTTCGTGTCCACGTTCCCATTTGTGATAACGATCGGTCTCATATTCTAGAACTTTGTCAAACAAAAACAGTGGGCGAAGAAGCGAACACAGACGTGTCTTTCCAGATCCAGAATCTCCGGCAATCGCAATCACCTTCGCAGTGGATAGAACGAGTTTGTACGATAGAGAAATTCTATCTATACTCATTCCACATAGGTGTTGCGCAAGTGCGAACTCGGATGTCGCGTGACTATGTTTCTCTAGGGTATACACCATACTACAGTAATGATTCATTCTCTCGTAGTTTCCTATAGCAATCTGATCATTGATCCCATCGCGGTCATTTCCAATCGGAATACTGAATTGATGTGACGTGGTCAGTAGAGAATCAAACTCAGACGAAGAAAGAATACACACGTCGGGGCGAATTCGAACATACAAGTCATACTCTTTGGGCACACAACTCCAGAGACGATGAAGTTTGTACCATTGTTTATAGATGTTCTGTTGTCGTACGTCTCTATACAGTTGGGGTACATCCAGAGCAGGTTCAATGACAAGTGTCTTGATTCGCGGTTCCTCCATTAAAAATCGAATACTCTCTTCATTGAGATAGGTATCGTCGTCATCTCTCGAAACATAGACTGCTATATCGTGATTTCCAAATGTCCGAATGTTTTCTCGGAAACTTCGCAGTGAACCGGATACTAGAATAAGTATGTTCATTGTATAATGAATGTATTCTCGTTCTGTATATACAACCCGTATAACTCATTATACTACGATGGTCTCCTAGAGAACATTGATCTTATTCATAAACACTTTCCTGACTGGGGTATTTTTGTATATATTGGCAATGACGTTCCATCTTCCTTTACACAAGTATTAGAGTCAAAGAATGTAATTCTTCGTTCTACAGGTGAATATGGTTCTATCAATATGATTTACCGATTTCTTGCCATTGAAGAACCTGGAGTTGCGCTTATGATGGTTCGTGATGCGGATAGTCGAGTTCATTGGAAAGACAGGTGGGCAATTCAAGAATTTGTAAAATCGCCTTGTATAGCACATACTATACGCGATGCTCCAGTCCACATAATTCCAATGTTGGGCGGATTGTGGGGTTTAAAACGTTCAGGAGGAATACCAGTCTATTCTTGTTTCCAACACTACAAAGATAATCAACAGGACATTTCAGTAGGAAAAGACCAGACATTTTTGAACCTGTACATATGGTGGCGTGTTCGTCACAGTTTATTGGTTCATACAAGTATTCAATATAATTCCGGATATGATACACTGGTAAGATTTCCGTTCGAATGGACGAATGATATCTACTGCGGGCGCGTAGAGTATCCAGGATACATTGAACCCTCTATCCAACAATCGGAAAAACCGGTAAAGATTTTCACGGCAATCTTAAATAGAAGATAATGGACATTAGTATTCTTATTCCGACAATGAAACCGCGTGAACGTCTATTTCGTCAAGTTCTTACGGAAGTCGAACGCCAGATTCGTGAAACGCCAGAGATTCGAGTCGAGGTTCTATGGGAGTCGGATAATGGAGAACTGACGCTTGGTCAGAAACGTAATGTTCTCATGGATAGATGTAACGGCAAATATCATTGTTTCATCGATGACGATGACGTAATCGCACGCGACTTTCTAAGAACATTTGTACCTATGATTCAGAGCGGTATCGATTACGATTGCGCTTCATTTGTAGGAGCACATTATATGAGAGGAAAATTCAATAAGTTATTTCATCATTCTATGGACTATCCCGAATGGGATGAACGACCTGATCGTTTTATCCGCAGCGTATCTCCTATGAACTTGATTAAGACGAGTATTGTACGCGAGTTACGATACAAGGACATTCGCAACACAGAAGATCATGAATTTTCCAAACGCCTCATGGCATCTGGTCTCTTAAAAACAGAGTTCAAAATTAACCCAGATCGTCCAATCTATCATTATATCGATGGTGTAAAACACGATCGAGAAGAGTGGACGTATGTATGGAATGGTGACTATATTAGTCTGAGTAAACCTCTACCTCCTTCCACCTTTCATAGATTTACGCTTCATCAGTCACCTGGAAATGTAGTCTACCCATTTCTCAAAATATCTCGTTCGTAAGATAAATGACAGAAGGTGGTTCTCATATGCCGCGCGTTGGTTCTCGTGCCCAGGTTTGGCACGGCACTGCGCATCACACGCCCGGTGGTCTGACGCGCAAGGACCTGAAGATGAACAAGTGGGGTCGCATTGTCTCCAAGGCAAAGTCTGCCAAGGCAAAGAAGGAGAATCGTCTGGTCAAGATGGGTTTCAAGACCCAGAAGGGCAAGTTCGGTGTGGTGAAGACGGGTAAGAAGACTCGTCGTGGTGGAATGTTTGGGTCTTACTAAACTTCTTACTGAAACATAATGGGGTTCGCGTTGTTTGGAACTCCGCTGTATCTCAATGAAAAGTGTATTCTTTTTTCGGCATTCGTGATTGCGATCTATTTCATGCCGCATCAGACTGCTTGGCAACACGAGGCAGTGTTTGTCTTTATTCTCGCCATGACGGCATATGTCTTGATGGCGTGGTATGACTACATCTATGATTGTAACGACAAGTTAGGACCTACGTTCTTTGGCGCCTTGATTGGGTGGGCGAAACCCTATGGCGGTGTGCCTCCTGAGTATCCGCCATTACCCATCAAGTACAAGAAGGTAGTCGCTGCTTTCGACATTGTGGTCTTGGTTGTCTTATTGGCACTGGTCTTCTATCCGTATACATCCAAGTATATTCCTTTCCTGAAGTAGAACAATGATAGATCCACTTACGGGAACTTTAGCAGCAACGGCTGCTGTAGTCGCCGGTGTTGGCGCAGTTGGCGTGAATGCTGTGAGAAAGGAGGGAAAGGATATGACATTCGAAGAGAAACTCAACGAAAAGATTCAGGCATATGAACGTACTAAGAAGGATCTCGAGAACAGAATCAGAGTTCTAACGCGGGAAAAGGCAGAATGTGAGAGTAAGAAACCCGCAAGTACCCCTGCTGCTGTTGTTGCTCCTGCTGCTCCTGCTGATCCTGCTTCTCCTGGTATTCTTGGCACTCTTGCTGAGGTTGTTGGTGTCACCCCTCCTGCTGCGACCAATGACACTGCTGGCGATCCAACAGAAGAATCCGTGAAGGAAGCACCCTCTATACTAGAAGCAGTAACTGGTGAACCCGTTCCTGTCGGTGACACTGGTCTTGCTTCCACCCCCGTTGCTGCTAAACCTGAAGTTGTTCCTGGTCTTGCTGCTGCTCTTGCTGCTGCCTCTACGACAAATGAAACTGCGCCCGTATTCCAAGATGGTCAACCTGCGCCGCCTCATACGGTGAATCCTGATTTCATTGAACCCCAAGAAGGCGCAGGATGTGGTCGACATGCGTTGAACAATTTTTTGGGAGGTCGATATTTCGTCCGAGATGATGGAACAAACATCAATTCGATTGGGGAACTTCGAGTAAATGAAGTAAGTCTACAAACGCTTTGTCGGTATATACGCGAGACGGCAGTTCGTATTAGTGGTCCGGAAAGAACCGGAGGCGATTACTGCCCTGACGACGAAAACTACGATTACAACGTACTGGATGCGGCATTTCGGTTATACGGATACAAATTAGGTATAACAAACCATAGTCCTACACAACCTTTGCCAGAAAACGAAAGAACTGCTGGATTCCTACTTCGCAAACGAAATCCAGAACATTGGTATGTGTTCAGAAAGGAACAGGGGGGAGGGTATACGATGTTGGACTCATTAGGTAATAATGGTCAAGGAACGAAAGTTTCGGGAACATTGGAAGAACTACGACAGAATCATGCGCAGAACGGTGCGTTTCAGATATTCTCCATTGAGACTACGGGTACTACCAGTGATTTGAAACAGGAGATGCTAAGAATACTTCCTCTGACGGAAAGAGTTACGCAGGCAAAGGAAAAGGCGGCAAACATAACCAACAATTCTAGTCCTATGGGACTTAGCGAAAGAATAACAACCGCGAACAAAGAGAGGCAGCAGGATGTAGTGACCATGGCAAACCTACCCCGTTCAAGTGCAACGGTTGGTACGCCAATAGTCGCTACTCCACCCCCTGCTCCACCCTCACCTGATGTTCAGGCAGCACAGACACGACGCAAAGCAATGCGTGGAACTCCGAACCGGAGAGCAAGTCAAACTCTATTTGGGAAACCCCCTCCATCAGGCGAAGACCCTACTAGTTTTACAGGTACAAATCCACTAACTCCTATCAGACGTGGCGGAACTATGCGGAAAAAGAAGTTAAGGACTCGCCGAGCAACTAAACAAAAGAATGTCGGACGAACTCGTAGTCGCTAAGACAGTTCAGACTGCTCCCATCCGGACTCTGGCAGAGGGTCTGAAGTCCATGCTTGTGGAGATGAGTTTGGTCTTTGATAAGGATGGTGTTCGCATGATTGCGATGGACAACACCCGTACCGTTCTCACTCACATGAGGTTGTATGCAGACAAGTTTGAGCATTACGAGTATAATCATTCTGCGCCGCGTTTGGATGTCGGTCTGAATACTGACCATTTCTACCGTGTAGTGAAGACGGTGACGAACGACGATACCATCACCTTTTCTGTGTCCAAGGCAGAGTCCAATCACCTGACCATCACACTGGAGAATGGGGAGAAGAAGAGGCGTGTGCGGTATCGTCTGAATCTGCTGGATAGGGATGACAGCGACATCTCCATCCCTGAGCGTGAGTTTACGACGCGTATTACCATGCCGTCTCTGGACTTCCAGAAGATCTGTAGAGATATGACGCTACTGTCTGCGAAGACTGTGGACATCAAGAATGTAGGCAATTCACTGACTTTTAGTTGTAAGGGTCCATTTGCGTCACAGACAGTGACGATGGGTGATTCTGCGTCTGAACTGAATATCGCGAAGAAGGAGACCGATGAGATTGTGTCAGGAACCTTCAGTCTGCCTCACCTGGTGCTGTTTACCAAGTGCTCCAATCTCTCCAACAATCTGGAGATTCACCTCAAGAACGACTGGTTCTTAATGATCCGGTACGTGATCGCAAACCTCGGCGATATAAAACTTTGCCTGATGCCTTGTTCTTCTTAAGTCTGCGCGTCTTGCGTCGTCCCCCTGAAGCAGGTTCTCCATCTGGACCTCCTAATGGGATTACTTCATTTTCGGGGGCATCCCCACCCTTTCTTCCTCCAAATTTGACTTGGTAGATACGATCATACACATTATCCACATCTTGGTTCTGTGTATTTGGGTCGTAACCAAGTGCAATATAGAAATCTCTCTTCCTCGAATTATCTTCTTTCACATATCCACGTGCCTTTGTTCCCGACATATTCATTACATCGTCCGACGGCGTCGTCAAATCACGAACTTCACCGTTTCCAACAGATACAAAGTTTACAGGTTTCGTCTCTCCCCAAAATGTAGCTTCTGGACCAAAATATTGTTTTGATTTTTTGTCTTCGCCGAGGCGTTCTTTACCTAATACAATTGTAACTTCTGATGGGTCATATCCCGGACCGTTCACCTTGTCGGTCAACCATGTGAATGCCGGTCCGGGACCTCCACAATTTTTGTAACGAGGAAGGCAATCCTTTTTGGTATGAATGAATTGAACCTTTTTCTCTGCCACTTCTTTTTCGAACATCTTGCGAAGAATAGGCAACTTCAGTTCTGCGTCTAAAGGGTTTTTCTTGTTGTCTGGTTCCACCGCGGATACAAACACATACGCTTTGTCTCCCGATGCAATTGTCTTATCGATTAACATTCGGTGTCCAATCGTTGGCGGTTGAAACCTACCTATCGTATACGCAACTTTAGTCTTATCCATTGTTTCTAGGTTACAAATAATGATATGCGAGTGTTCGCCTGATGTGAGCGACTGTCCACGCTGTCAAAAAAGCAAACCTCGGGGAGGAACAATGGCAAAGACGCGCAGGAATCGAACCTCGGGAGGCGATATCGTAAACCATCTGTTGACGATTCGCAACCAGGTGAAGTTGTACCACTGGCAGACGGGTTCGTTTGCGCGCCACAAGGCAACGGATGACCTCACGGCAGCGCTGGATCTAAACATTGACGCATTCGTAGAGTCCTATATGGGACGCTATGGACGCCCGACAGTTTCGGGCAGTATTAAACTTCATAATTTCAGCGAGTCTGCTGCTCGTGCCTTTGTGGCCAAGGAGACCAAGTATCTTCAGAGCGAACTGCCTCGCAAGATTGGAAAGGAGGATACGGATTTGCTGAATCTGCGCGACACCATTCTAGGTGATTTGACCAAGGTGCTGTATCTATTTACGCTTCGTTAGTAGAACGCAACAGAAGTGGCAAAATTGAAACCGGTAAAGTTTCCACCCAATGTCGTAATTCGGAGATCCATTGTATCTCCACGTGTAAAGTCGGCAGACTGTAATACATTCGATGCTAATGTTTGACCTGCCACGATTGTCATACTCACGTCGGTCGCAACATTGTTTCTATATGTATTGAGTCTGACTGATTGTCCAACTGGAACCGCAGGAGAACATTGAAATGTTCCTGAAAACAAAATCATATTCTGCGTTACCGGGATTCCAAACGTTGAAAGTGGTAAGTCGCCTTGCTTGACAAACCCTGGAACCAAGAAATAAGTCGTTCCATTTGTGAAGTTCCCCGTTGTGCCGTAATGCGTAACCGCACCTTCCGTAGTGATTGAAAATCCATTTCCATTCGCAGAGTTATTTACCAAGTCTACGTCTCCCAACAAGATTTGACCAGCAGTTCGATTGATGTCGTGATTGGTTGGTTGTGAAATATGGTCACCTCCGCGAACAGTCGAGTGTTTTATCGAGGCATATGCGCCTGCGTTAGTCGTTTCTACGCCAACGATATTAGAACCGCTACCCGTCACATTAATGTTCACATCTCGCATACCAACCCAATTTGAACCCGTAACGTATACTCCGCGGACGATTCCAGTACTGGATGCGTCTACATTGATCGTGCTACTCCTAACAGCATCGGATGAAGAATATATGGTTGCCGATGACCCCGCAGATAGCATTCCTACAATGGTATTTGATCCAGTTGCGCTGGATGTAACATTCACAACTGATGTACGCAGTTTTCCTGTCAGAGGTGTTCCAGACGGCCAATCAATGCCCGTGAGATTGACGTTTGATGTAGAAGTCAATCGGAATGTTATGTCTTCGACTCGACAGTTTGAACCCATCGTAAGGAGGGTTGTGTTTGAAGAGGTGTTAAGTTGTTGAATAAAGACAGTCTGAACACTGACTCCTCGTAATCCAACATTCGCGGGCATAGTTATCTTCTCATTATACGTCCCCGGAAACACATACACAGATTGCCCTGCGACTGCCTTATTCAAGGCGCCTTGAATTGTAAAAAAAGGTGTATTAAACGGGTCATTCGATGCGTTACTGTCGTTTCCATACACTTGATCAACAACCAAAACGTTACCACCGAAAGTGGAATACTTGGCAACCGTCAAATCTTGTGCCAACGCACGCCCTACTCCTGGTATATATCTGTACAATGGTGTTCCTCGTAAAGGAGGGACCACACTCATCCTTTATTCTACTTGGGACGAAGATTGTGTGCCTTATACACGATATCATCGCCTAACTTCATCTTGAGAGTAGGACTGAACAACTTGCGATCCGACACTGCAGTCGTTGTGTTCCAGATCTTGATGATGTGGAAGTGACCCTTGGGAGAGAGCGTCACACCGACAATCGTCTCATTGTTGGACTTCAGCATCTTGTTGGCGAGACAGTGTACCATACAATCCACAAACACAGTGTGAGTTTCCGATGCGTCTACCTTCTTTGACCATGCGCCGCCCTTGTCATTCTCAGGTGCGTCCCATAGAGGACGAAACCCATCACGCATAAGGAAGAACATTCCTGAATTCCATGCCTCGGGAGAGATTGCTTCGACCACAGACCAGAACTCAGACGGGTTGTCAAACGTGTGAATCTTGATGTAACTCTCCAGTGAGTAGTCATTGTTGTTGGGATCGTGGTACCAAAGACAGAAGTTATCCATTTGAACCTGTGGGGAAGTCTCTTCCATCTTGTATTTCACGTATACGTTTTGAAAACGGATTTCTCCACACAAGGATAGAGTAGTGCTGTTCTCATGGATATTACAGCAATCTACGCAGCACGGGCATTGCCTCGCCCTTCCCTTGGAGATGATATTCTTGCTACCATCTCCAAGTTGAAGATTTCTTTCAAACCGCCCTTCCGTCGGGCAAACTTCCGTAAGCGTCAAGAGGATGATAACTGGAGAAACAGTGCACTGGTCGCTGCTGTTCGCAAGGTCAAGGAGAAGGATGACCCCGACTACAGTGAGATCGTGAGCAACATTAACAAGTTGAGCAAGTCGAACTACACCAAGTTGATGACGGACTTCCTGGAGAGGATTGCGAAGAGAGATGCGATGTTCCGGTTGCGCGTGACGACACTGTTGTTTGACTTTGGTGTCAAGTCTACCTTCTTCGCACCCATCATGG